TTACTCCTGATTCTTTCTGCCTTGACGTTCTGTACCTTTAGAGTCTTCACCTTTATGTTTACGATACCATTGGAAGAACTCTTCTTCTGTTTTTCCGGGAATGTATAATGTCTTGCCATCTCCAGTAATAGACTTATGTACGCCATCCATTCCAATCTTTTTAGCCATTTTCATAGCCGCTTCTTTAGAAGTAAAAACATAGTCTTCCATTGGGCCAGCCTTGTATGCTTTAGAGCCGCTTACAGGAACTAATACTCTACCATTCTTTTTATATACTCCTCGTCTTTTGAAAGTAAATATCTCTCCTGTTCTCGGGTCTTCATATTTGTACCCAGCCGAACTAGGGCCCTGATCCTCGTCGGGCTCTGGAGGCTCTATTGCCTGATCCTTTTTCTTAAGAGCCTTCATGTATTCCTCGTGACTTTTCCCGGGCATATGCACTGTCTTTCCGGTGTTGTCCTTATGGGTATGCGTACCTTCAAGACCGAGTTCTTTGCCTCTCTTTTTTGCATCTTCAGGATTGTCAAACATATCCTTGTTGGCCTTAGCCTTAAGTGCAAAATATTCTTTAACATACTCTATCATCATAAAATTACCTTTACTTCCAATTTTACTATTAGCCAAAAATCCACCCCAGCTTCCACCAAGCCAACAAACAAATAGCTGATGCAACTAAAAAAAATATTATACCCGAAAGATGAAAAGCTGCGACTAAGGGTTTTAGAAATTTCATTTTAACTCCCTTTACAATATGACCTTCGCTTCTCCTTCAAGTAAATATCTTGGACGACCACTGTTGTCTACCCTCATGGTGCCTTTATTTATTCCGAAGTGATCAAATAGGGTTGCTTGAAGATCAAGTGGGCCGACGGGGTTTTCTATCGGGCTATATGATCTGTCTGCTGCGCCAATCGTTCTACCGGATTGGTATTCTCCACCAGCCATAAGCATTGGGGTAATTGAAGGCCAGTGATCTCTACCCGAGTTTGCGTTGAATTTGGTTCTTCCAAACTCACCAGTAACAACAAGAATGATTTTTTCACTTAGTCCACGATCCCAAACGTCTTGTAGGAATCCAGCTATAGCCTTATCAATTGGAGGAGCCTTAGTTTTCATAGCTGTAGAGATATTACTATGCATATCCCATCCGCCATAAGTAAGGGTTATGAAACGAGTCCCATACTCAGCTAGTCTTCTGGCGAGCAGCAACTGATTTCCTATAGAGTCAGATCCGTAAAGAGCTTTTGTTTTTTCGTCTTCTTTATCTAGATTAAAAGCGTCTTTAGCTGACCCAAGGATTACATCATAGGCTTGGCTCTTATAAAACTCTGAGGATGCTGCTCCGTTACCAGAGACTCTCGTTGCATCAATAGCGTTTAGTAGGTTCTTTCTATTGGTAAATCTATCTATTTCTATTCTGGGTGTAAGGTTGTCTTTGTTTGATGGGTCAAAGGGCTTATATGCTCCTCCAAGCCAAGACCCTTCATCCCCTTCTATTTTGCCTTGCTTGACATAGGTAGGCACACCGTTTTCTGGATTATTAGTCCCATAACAAGCCGATATAACAGACCCAAAAGAAGGATGCTTTGCCATAGAAGTGGTGGTTCTATCTGGATTATAATGTCCAGTCATCATAAAGTGCGTCCCCTGTCTATGAGAAGAGTCCTTATGACTGAAGGAATTTACTACGTTCAGTTTGCTCGTATGCTTGGAAAGCTCTTGCCAATCAGCTCCAAGAGAGATGTTAGTTTTTGAATCATATATCCTTCCATTTACTGGCTGCCATTCTGAAGGGACATTATCTAATGGGGCATGAAATGTCTCAAATTGAGTTGGGCCTCCTCCAAGCCACAGCCAGACGACTGTCTTGTCTTTATATGCAACAGCTCCATCTTGTGCAAAGGTATAGTCGGAAAGTCCCATCGCAGACATTCCGGCTCCTATAGAGCCTATTCTTAATAAGTTCCTTCTGTCAAAAACGAAATCAATCATAGCTAGCTCCAGAGTAAAAGGTAGAGTTCCACCTAAACATACACCTAAAAGTCGTCAACTAGCGTGCCTACGGAATATTCCGTTACTCGTGTCTCAAAAAAGTTCTTGCACTTTTCTAGATCAATGATCTCGCTCATCCAAGGAAAAGGGTTCTTCGCTTCTCCAAATGGAGAGTCTAGTCCTAGATTTGTTAGTCTTCTATCAGCAATGTACTGTACATAATCAATAAACATATCCGAATTAAGACCCAGTATACCAGTAGGAAGGACTTCTCTTGCGTATGCTAACTCAAGCTCCATAGCAGTTTCTATGTGAGCCAAAGTCTCCTTTTCAAAAGCTTTTGTCCATACCTTTGGGCTATCTTCTTTAATTCTCTTTATAAGCTCGGTACCAAACTTGATATGTAGGCTTTCATCTCTTAGGGTATACTGAATCTGTTCTCCAATTCCCGGAAGTTTGTTTTGTCTATTAAAAGAAAGCAACATAGCGAAACCAGAGAAAAAGAATATCCCTTCGCAGATAACATAATAGGTAATGATATTGCGGAGGAACTCTCTTTTACCTTCTATGGTATTTATGTTAAAGTCTACACGATTAATATCTGTTGTGATGTTCATTAAAAAGTCATCTTTTGCTTTTATGCTCGGGATAGAGTTGTATGCTTCATACACTTCATCAATATCAAGATTGAGAGAATCGCAAATATAAACTACCGTAAGGTTGTGAAGGCTTTCTTCGTATGCCTGTCTGAGTATGTACTGACGACACTCTGGATCTGTAACAAACTTGAAGACACTTAATAATAAGTTGTTTGCCACTAGGGACTCTGAGCCAGCAAAGAATCCTAGACATCTCTTAACTACAAGCTTCTCATCTACAGAGAGAAGGCTTGACTTCCATTGCTCTATATCCTTAGCCATAGAAATTTCTGTAGGCATCCAGTTGTTGGCTGCTCCATCAATAAACAAGTCCCAAGCCCATTTGTTGACGTGGGGAAGGATCTGATTTACGACAGACACCTTATCTGATATAATCTCTTTAGTTTTTTTCATCTTCTTTTATTCTTTTGATTATTTGAAATACTAGGTCTTTCACCTTTTCCAATTCCTCAGGCGATAATTCAACTATATATTTTAATGGAGAGGTAGGTGACTGTCTATGTTCTTGAAATATCATTGACAACTTTCACAACCGGGATCTAAAATAGAACAAGCCTTAGGTTCATTAATTATACTCTCATTCTTAATGTTTATATCAGAAATAGTTGATTTTTCTAGTCTAGTTGCTGCCTTGCTTCTTAAATAATAGGTTGTTTTTAGACCCTTTTCCCATGCGTAAATATACATGTCGTTCAGATATTTTAAGCTTTCATGTTTATTATAAAGATTTAAAGATTGTCCCATGTCAATCCATTTTTGCCTTGCTGCGGCTGCTTCTATGAGGGTATGGAAATCAATGTCAAAAGCACTTTTAAATTGTTCTTTCAATGAGTCATCTAGATCAACTAATGCATTCACGTCCCCATCTACACTCTTTAGTGCGTCCACTAGTGCCTGTGACCAGATACCGGATTTCTTCGCAGCAGCAACAAAGTGCTCATTTATCATTGTGAATTCCCCACTAAGGGTCGAGTACACAAAAAGAACTGAGTAGTCGGGCTCTATAGATTGGGAACATCCCTGTATATAGGAAATTGTGGCTGTTGGCGCTATAGCCATTACGTTAGAGTTTCTCATTCCATATTTTGAAACTAGATCCCTAACCCCATCCCATTCTTCTAGAGTCTCAAAGGACTCCTTATCTTCTTCGACCCCAAGTGGCCTTCTCTCTGAGAGTAGAGAGCAATGGGTATCAATGGGTAAATTACCCTTGTCCCATTCTGACCCCCCAAAAGTAGGGTATGTTCCTCTTTCCTTTGCTAGGACTGCCGATGTCCTTATCGCATAAAGGGAAATAAATTCTTGAATCTTGTCGCATAGTTCAACGGCTTCTTCAGAGTCATAAAAGATACCTAGCTTATGGAGAAGGTCGTGAGTACCCATAACACCAAGTCCGACAGGCCTGTGTTTTGTATTGGAGTTTCTTGCTTCTTCAGTGGGATAAAAATTTATATCTATAACGTTGTCTAGTCCTCTTACAGCAACCTCAACGGTTTCCCTTAGTTTTTTCCAGTCAACTGTTCTAACCTTGATGTGATTGGATAGGTTTATGCTTGCTAGATTGCATACAGCGGTCTCTCCTCTTTCTGTCACCTCTCCCTCATGGTATCTGGTAGGTTTGGTGTGTAGTAATATCTCTGTGCATAAGTTAGAAGAATGCACGACCCCGCTATGTTTATTTGAGTACCTGATATTAGAGGGGTCTTTAAAGGTAATCCAAGGATGTCCTGTTTCAAACAAAGACTTCAGACATTTTTTCCATAGGTCTTTTGCGGGAATCTTGGTGAAGCTTTTAATATCTCCCTCGTCTGCCATAGTTTTATAGTAGCTGTATAGTTTGGAAAACTTATTGCCATACGTCTCATGCAAGTCAGGACATTCTGATGGGTCAAATAGATACCAATCCATTTCTTTATGAACGTGCTCCATGAACTCATCACAGACCCACAATGCGGTATTCATATCATGGCATCTTCTGCGGTCGTCTCCGGTGTTTTTTCTTAGGTCTAGGAAGTCCTCAACATCTAAATGCCAAATTTCTAGATATGCGCAACCAGCACCCTTTCTCTTTCCTCCTTGATTGACCCCAACTAGAGTATCGTTAAATATTTTAAGCCAAGGAACAAGACCTGAGGACTGGCCGTTAGTGCCCTGTATGTATGATCCAGAAGACCTAACCGGAGTCCAGTCCACACCAAGTCCTCCAGCATACTTAGAAAGTCTGGCTTGCCCATGAATGGTGCCAAAGATGCCGTCTATGGAGTCGTCAACAGTGCTGAGATAACATGATGAAAGTTGAGACCTCTGTGTTCCGCTATTAAATAGGGTGGGGGTAGAGGGGGAATATCTGAACTCAGACATCATATTGTATATTTCAATAGCCTTCTCTTCCTTGTTTTCTTCGTTGAGACATAGGCCCATCGCTACTCGCATATAGAATCCCTGAGGAGTCTCCATTCTTCTTTGCTCTATATGTATAAAATAACGATCATACAGAGTTTGGATTCCTAGATATTTGAAAAGACCATCTCTCTCTGTGACGATATAACTAGACAGAAGGTCAAGATCATAAGACAGTAGATCTTCATGAAGTCTTTCTGCTTTTACAAGTCTCTTTATATTTTGAACAAATGATTTTTTATATTGTTGTTCAAATACTTCGCTGTCCACACCCTCTCCAAAAACCTCTTTATATAGATTGTTGAGGAGTAGTCTAGCTGCAACGTAAGAATAGTTCGGCTCTTTTTCAATCTTAGACCGGGAGGATAGAATTAGTGCTTTATCTATATCCTTGGTTGGAATTTTGTCATATAGCTGGAGGCTGGCGTCTAACACTATCTCACTAACAGAAACCTCTTCTAGTCCTTCGCAAGCTCTTTCTGCGCATTCATTAATTTTATCTAAATTTAGTTCTTCCAGTCTCCCATTTCGCTTCTTAACTGTCTTACTGTTGTTGCTCATGTCGTCTTAATAAACTTTCAATGTAAATGTATAATTGTTCATTGTAACTATTTCAATTGTACCCGCATAACCGCTATATCTTGATCAGATAACACAAAAAAGCTCACCCTTTTTTTTGAGGTGAGCTTGTATGTTTTAAAAAAAAGCGACACTTGAATTATTCTTTTGCCCGTCCACTGCCTTTAAGGGGTGATTATTTTATTGTGTGAACCTAATCAAAAGAATACTGAATAGCCAGAACTGTGTCGCTTTAGCGAATTTTTTTTTATCGCTCTTTTATGTCTGGCTGTCAATAATGTATACACCTATGAAAAAGTTGCCTATTCTTCTTTCTCTAATTTTTTGGCAACACATTCGCAATAATTCTTGGAGGCTGCGTTGTGTTTTGGATATGTGATCATGACAAAGCCTCTACCATAGCAAAGTCTACATTTTTTCTTTGCTTTTTCCTGTGCTATGTGCGAATCAAATGCAGACCCATAGCTTAGGTCTAAACTTTCAATGTCCATTCTTATTTCCTTAGTTAAAAAAGTCTACAAAAAAAGGGAGCGAAATATCGCCCCCTTTAGTGGAACAAAATCCATTTTATTCTGTAATTCTAAGCGAGTCGCCAACGATCCAACTAACGCCAATTGCGGCAATAGTGTTCGCGGTTTCTTCTGGAATTCCAAAGCTGTCGTGTAAAACTACTACGACTACACTAGCAAAGGCCGTCCAAAAGCGGCGTGATTTAAATAAGCCTTTTAGCTTTTCAATCATTCGATGTCTCCTTTAAAAAAAATATTGACATAATATATTATACATCATTTATGGGGATTTGTCTAGGGAATCATTAATTTTTTCTAGAGTTTCTACGATTTGTTCGTGCCTTTTGTCTTGTCTGGTTTGAACATCTTCAATTATATTCTCGTAATGCTCTCTTTGTATGTTAAACTGTTCGGTAAAGCTTTCCTGCATTTGTCCAACCCGTTTTTGATGGTTGGGGAAAACAACCTTAGTCGTGTACCAAAGATACCAGCCCAGCAGCCCTGTGGCAGAAATTGTTCCCCAGTCGAATCCGGGAATTGCGTCTCCGACAGCTACTAGCACTGGTGGCAAAAAGGCTAAAAATTTCATTGTTGCTTCTCATTGTTGTTAGGTGAAAAAAAAGAGAGGCAAATTGCTTTGCCCCTCTAATTAAAAAGACATTACCACAGGTATCTAGGTTGATATCCAGTTTGTACTGGAACCTGACCAAGATCATATTGTAATGCGCCCGGACTTGCCGAAGACGGATTCGCTGCATGGTCAGTTCCACTAGACTTAAGAGTTGAAGCGTTTTCAACGTTAGCGCTAATGTTATGGCCACCAGATTCAACAACAGATGGTGCGGATGACCAGCCACTGTATGGATTCCAGTCCCCTGCACGAACGGCAGTCTTGTATAACCTCACCCTTATGGTTCCAGCCTGATGTATGGAATCTCCAGCTGCGGAGTCACTGGCTCCGAATAAGATAGCATTGTTGGCAGCTCCACCAAGGGTGGTTGTGGCCTTCATGATATCTGCAAACTGACTTTGTTGATTCCAAGTTCCGGCGCCTGCTTGAAAGTTATTCACACCAGACACGATGGTGGTGATAGGATTTCCCTCACCCAGCGAGTTTGAAGAGAAGCTTCCAGTTTCTGCAATATTTCCACCAGCCCTGATGTTACCCTGATCGTTATCAACATTAGTTGGATAACTATCGGTAAAACTCCCAGTAGTAGCGGGAGTAGAAGTAATATTAGTAATAAAGCTCATTTTTATTAACCTTTTTAGTATGAGCCAATATTAACCCTATAGTTCCTAACAAAAAATAATCCTGTCCAATGATAGCTTATACACTAAAACTAGATAGTAAGTTAAAAGAATAGAGCCTTAAACCAAAAATATTTGATTTAACAGCGTTACTATATTGATTTTCTAGCCAAATATGCCCATTGAAGATGGTTTTTATGTCTGTTTTTTCTTCTATAGCAGAACAGAGAACTAAATTATCATACATGTCGTCGTTATGAAACCCGGAAGCAGGCAGTATGTAGGGAACCCCCAAGTCTTGCATGAGCCTAGCCAGAGCCAACGAACCCTTTAGCGTATGAAGATTGTGCTGTATCATCATTCTTGGCTCTGCCCCATAGTCTTTACACATCCTCATAAGGGTCTTTATTTCAGCCTCTATTTTGGAATATTTCCTATCTCTTACTAAGTAGGGATTTATAGGAACATCTATAAAATCTGCGGCTGCCCTTAGCGAGACGAGCATCTCGTGTTGTCTTATTTTTCTGTCAGAAGTGCCGTTAGGGAAGTCTATTACAGTTGCAACATCTATGGAGGTGTTGCTAAAGTAAGTAGCCACCTCTTTTAATAGATAGGTGGGAACTGCGACTCCTGAGAACCCCAGAGAGACAGCTTCGAAGATTTGTCTTGTCTGATCCTCTAGTTTCTCGAAATGAGAGTTATTATAGTTGCAAAATTCTAGATACATTATTTACTATCTTGTCTACTGTTTCAAACCCTTCTTCGCCTAAAATATGATCACAGAAACCATATTTCACACTGTCCTCTGAGGACATCCACCAGTCTTCCTTTGCTTCAAGCTTTCTTTTTATGTAGCTTTCTACTTGGGACATCTTTTTTCCTTTGAAAAACTCCCCAGTTTCTAGACATGGGTATGTATACATTTTATAAGTTCTAGACCTTAAAGTTTGATCCCATTGGGCTCCAGAAAGAACCTGTCTGTAGGTTCCTTGTGTCGCCGTATATCCCTCATGGATCATCCAGTCGCAGTTAGGCATCGTTATTCTCTTGCCGTAAGGATACACAGCCTGAGGGATTAAGCTTGCCATAGAGGCGGCTATTCCATATGATATTACCACGAAATTACACGAACTATATTTGATAGCATCATATATTACCATACCCCCATACCAATCCCCTCCTGTGCTGAATGAATGAAGGATGATTGGGCTTTTAGAATCTGCCTCCAACAGTCTTAGGTTTACTAGGAAATTGGTGGCAGTTTTTGTAACTATCTCCGGCTCCTCAGAGTCTAATGGAAATAAAAACATCTCTCTGGTGCTTCTGATATAGCCGTTGAAATCTAAATCGTCCTCTTCCTTCTTCATTAGACTGTCTCTAGTAGAGCCTTCCTCACTTTCGACATAACTTCCCTATCGACAAATAGTTTTGCGACAGCTATTCTGAATCTATAGGGAGTTAGAATATCCATTGTCTCAATACCTGCGACAGAGCCTATCGTTTTGCGATGAGCATTAAGTAATTTGAAATTAGTATGTCCTACCCAGAACTTAAAATGATTGCTTGCTAGAGACTGTTCTGTTAGTGGCATCATTCCAAAAGGGGTCATTATTGTTTTTATAGCAGGCATGTTGGACATCGCCTCTAGTTTTTCCATAGTTTCAGGGTCTATGTCGTACTCTAAACCTTGAAGATCTTCAAATTCCTCTAGAGCTTGATCAATTTCATCAATCTCACTTTGATATGCGTCAACCCATTTTTCCCAGTAAACTTCGTAATCCTGCGGATACTCAAAAGAATTGCTCATGGAGACCTCTTTCTTTTTACTCTAATCTGTTGGAGAATTTAGCCCAAATACATTAGAAGGCTTTACTGCTAGTTTATCATATTCGTCTTTAAAGCTATCCTCAGCTCCCAGCCATTTCAAGTACATGTCGTGCAAGAAAGAAATCCTAACTCCATCATCTTGTGCCCAATTTCCGTAAGCTTCGGTAAAATACTCCTTAAGATTGCCGGAATTGAGGAGAAATAGCAGCAATCCTAACGTCTCCGAGGTCTCGTTGTCAAGATCTTGAACGCCCACGACGACATTAAAATCACCAGACACTCTATTAAGCCTTATTTCTATACTCGCAGAACAATCGTCGTCTGGTATAAACTCCTCTGGCTGCATGTCGATCTCATCATTCTCGGGTTTCTCTCTTGAGAATAGGGATCGGATTGCCTTTAAGTATCTTTTCATACTATATTATACCCCATAAAGGAAGGGGTAAAGTGCAGAAGTGAGAATAACAACATAAACGTATGCGATTACATTTTGTTCTGGTCAAAGAAAAACCATCTTTTATAGTGGTTTATGTCTTTTCCACTGTCTAGATTGATAAGGTACCTTAGCAGCTCATCTAGGGAGCCGAAAATATGCTGATGTGGAAGCATAAAAAACAGCCAATTAGGGGCGTTCTTCTTCCCCTGTTGACACCATATTAGAACTGGTTTTTTCTGACTGTTAGCAACTGCTACTTCTTCATAGGTTCCGCAAGCATGAACATCTGTGTCTATAGAGGCTATAATAAAATCAGATATGTCAACGCATCTCAGGTCAAGGGTTCTGACAACCGCGTAAGAATCCCTTATTTG